TTAAATGGTAGTGGCGTAAGCAATTTACTCGGAAATAACGGAGTGAGTAACCTATTAAATGGTAGTGGCGTAAGCAATTTACTAAGTGGTGGCGGGCTATCGCAGCTGGGAGGGCTAGCCAGCGCAGTACCTCCGGGAATAGGTGATATTGCCGGTAGCCTCACTACTAGCCTAAACGGTGATATCGGAGCATTAGTTAATAATGCTAGCAAATACGGAGTGGATGTTACCAATGCCTGGGCATCCGCTTCCAGCGAGATTACATCTGTCACAAGCGATTTAACCGGAGGAATAACAACTAATTTTGGTAGTGGTATAACCGATAATATATCAAATTTAACTGACGGGCTTTCAAGTAGTTTCGGGGATCTGACTGGGGGGCTAGGAGGTTCTGGATTTATCGGCACGGAGGGATATATTGCCGGCGTCGGAGATCTTTCTAGTTTAGGCAGTGGTGTTGGGGACATTTCTAATTTAACAAGCGGATTAAGCGGTGGCCTTGGCGACGCGCTAGGATCACTCGGCGCTAGTAGTGTATTCAGTGTAGGGTTCTCGGCTTTTTCATCGGGTGGATTAGATGGGGGTACTTCGGTGGCAGGAGCATTTAGCAATACTGTTGATCGTAGTAAGCTAGATGCTGCGGCAGTCAGAATTATCGGGAGCAACAAAATAACACCCCCATCTTATGATTTACCTAGTTTTTCTAGTCTCGGCGCAAGTGCTGATATAAATTTTGCTCAATCCATATTAGGCGGATTACAAAATGCCGCTGCTGGTTTATTGACTTCGGCCGGTATACCATCTAATATTTCCAATCAAGCAGTAAAAATCGCTGGCAACTTATTCGGTTAAATATAGACATGGCTACCTTTATTGGATTTAATACGATAAATCAAAATAAACAATTTGTATTGGTTGATTTTGATCTTATAAAACAAGACTTATTAAACGCGTTCAATATAAGACAGGGCGAATTGGTGGGGTTACCGGGGTATGGTACCTTGTTATGGGATTACTTGTTTGAAAATCAAACAACGGAAACACAGACAGCCATATATAACGAAATTCAACGTGTAGCTGGCGGCGATCCCCGTATATACATCAATGATATCGTTATGTTTCCACAGGAGAATGGGATATTAGTACAGATCCAACTTCAGACCGTAGCCACAACTGATGCACAGATTTTATCTATATTTTTCAATCAAAATCAACGCAGTGCCAGCTATGTCTAAGTAAACTACCCAGTTTATTTTAGGCATAAATATCGTAATACTAGGATAACAATGGCCACAACAACAAGACAAACTGTACTTTTCGGAGTAGAAGACTGGCGGCGTATATACCAAACTTACAGCGAGGGGAATTTTCAAAGTTACGATTTTGAAACACTACGCAAAAGTTTTGTAGACTATCTACAGCAGTATTATCCGGAGACGTTTAATGATTATATCGAATCTTCGGAATTTATTGCTCTGCTCGACGTCATGGCATTTATGGGCCAGAGTCTTGCCTTTCGTACCGATCTAAATACTCGCGAAAATTATATCGACACAGCTGAACGCAGAGACAGTGTAATTAAACTGGCTAATTTAGTTTCTTATACTCCGCAACGTAATACTGAAGCTAGTGGATATCTCAAAGTATTTTCAGTATCTACAACAGAAAATTTAACAGACTATAATGGCGTTAGTCTTTCAAACGTAACAGTAAATTGGGCCGATCCTAGTAACTTTGATTGGCAAGAACAATTTATAACCATCATCAATGCGGCTCTAGTTGATACACAGAGAGTTGGCAATCCGGCAAATGATCAAGTTATATTAGGAATAGATACTCAAGAATATACTATTAACTTAGTGCCTGGGTATATTCCGGTCATTCCTTATACAGCTACTATTGACGGTATCAACATGCCATTTGAAGCTGTAAATGCCACATCATTGTACGAAACATATGTATACGAACCGCCTCCTTTGCCTAACGGACAATTCAATGTTTTATTTAGAAACGATCAGTTAGGCTATGCCAGTGCCAATACTGGCTTCTTCTTTTACTTTAAGCAAGGTGTGTTACAGAGTCAAGATTTTAATCTAGCTGAAAGCATCAGTAATCGAACAGTTAATATTAACATAGACGGTATTAATAATACTGATATATGGTTATATCAATTAGATAATCTCGGCAATCTTCGTCAGGAATGGTCTATGGTACCTTCAGTGTACGCCGCTGCTGTCGAGCAAATGACCTCGACACTACGTACAGTATTTTCAGTAGCAAGTAGAACTAATGATCAGATAACACTAGTATTTGGTGATAATGTATTTTCGGCCATTCCAGTTGGACAGTTCAGAACTTATGTGCGGGCGTCTAACGGATTACAATACATTATCAATCCTGAGCAGATGCAGTCAGTACAGATTCCTATATCATACGTGAGTCGCACTGGCAGTATTGAAACTATAACATTTACTTGCGGGTTGACTACTCCAGTATCCAATGCTGCTCCGCGCGAAACTATCACACAGATCAAAGAACGCGCCCCTGCCAGATATTACACACAGAATCGTATGGTTAACGGCGAAGACTATACTAACTTCCCTTTCACTACATACAATTCTATCATTAAAAGTGCTGCCTTAAACCGCAGCTCTATTGGTACTAGTCGCTATCTAGATCTAGTTGATCCAACAGGAAAGTATTCTTCTACTAATGTGTTTGGTAGTGACGGCGCACTATGGTATACTAACACTACTCCGGCATTCACATTTACATGGCAAACTACTAATAATATCAATAATGTCATCTTAAATGATCTGACTCCGATATTGATACAAGCAACATTAAAACAATTTTACTATGCTAATTTTTCCAGACCAGATCTGTCAGCGTTAAATTACTCATGGCATGAAAGTACTACTATTGTAAATGAAACTACTGGGTATTTCATGAATAGTAATGGTACTCCCGTTGCTGTTGGATCTAGTGCCAGTAACAATGCTAAATTTATCGTCGAAGGGGCGTTAGTTAAATTTATTCCGCCAACTGGATATTATTTTAGTGGCAGCAACGAGTTGAAACCCGGTGTGCCTACATCAGATCAAGATCATCTAGTAATCTGGGCGAGTCCAACTGCCGTTATCGGCGACGGCACTAACAATGGGTTAGGCAATCTGACCAGCGGGGTCGGTCCAGTGGTTTTTAATACCTATGTCCCTACGGGAGCCATCGCATCATCGGTTATTCCCTTATTTGTAACAACCTTTACTAACACAGTACAGCAGTCAATTTATAATCAGATTTTTATTAATGCCAATTTTGGATTGGGATATGATAACACAGGTGCTATAACCGGAACCCCATACACTTGGTACGTGATCACCGCAACTAATTTGGCAGTTGGGGCAACATGGAGCCAAACCAATGCTGGTAATACATCTGGGGCCAGTCTAGATGCCAGTTGGTTAATACAATGTACATATGATGGATCACAATATACTACGGTATCTAGGAGTTTAGATTATTATTGGGGTAGTGTAGTGGAAGTACGATTCTTCTTTGATACTGTACAGGCAATTTACGATAGCCGCACCGGTACTGTCATCAGTGATTTTATCAAGGTACTGAAGACTAATAGGCAGCCCAATTCTAATTATCCTTTGCTAGGAGATATACAACTAAAGATTATAGGTCAGCCAGTTCTCACTGATGGGCTAGTCGATGACTATCAGATATTAGTCAGTTATCAGGATTATAATAATAATAGAATTCCAGATGATCCCGACTTTTTCACAGAGATAGTTGGGGTATCTCCAGCAAGTGGGGCTGCCACTGGAAAATCCTATGTATATTTCCAGCAGACTGTAGATTTTGACAATTTAGAACGATATCTATTACAACCTTCGGGAGTAGTGGATGCCGATTGGCCAACATTGGCTGCGATAGAGGCGGTTAAAGAACAATACCCAACTGGTAAGGTTTTCTACGCTTATCAAGAAGGTAATTTTTATACCTTGACACTAACTCTACAAGGTACGAGGGTATTGACAC